GCGCGAGGCTGCGAGGAATGCGGTACTTACTGGTGATCAGTCTAGGTATGTGAGCAGCGTTTCGCGGCGCATACCCACCCGATCGTGGGCGCGTCTGCTGCGCACGTCCGTCGAAGTGTGCGGGTTCGCGCCGTAGCCGACGATCGAGACATCGCCCCGATGGATGTCGACCTCTTTGATCCTGAACTCGGAATAGTCCGGCGACCAGCTCCCGGACGTGATCAGGAAGGCGAAGCTCATCTCGTCCCACAACCCGCTGCGCAACTTCGGCAGCGCGTAGGCGACGTCCGCGTCAGCCGGGTCGAGCGTGGCGGTCGGCACAAGCCCGGCATCCGTCTCGGCCAGGGTAAGCGTGCCGTTCGTGGTCCGCGCGATCCGGCGCAGCTGATCGTGACCGAGCACGAGCGGCACGTCCAGGTCGGGCTGTGCAAGCGTCTTGCCGAACGCGCCCCGCTCCACAATCTCCGAATACACCCCGAACATGTCGTGCATCTCGTAGGGCTGCTCAGTGGCCGACGCGACGCCCGTAAACGACACCCGGCCATCCTCGCCCGCCGAGCGCAGTTGAATACCGCTCAGGCGCACAGGGGCGGTCCGCTGCCCCGACCCGGGCAGGTCCGCGCAACGCCTCTGCCGCGGACGGTGAGAACGCTGCGCGACGCCCGCCGAGCGCGCCCGCGCCGCTTCGAGATGATCAGACATCGGAACTCCCATCGGTAGGCGCAGCAGGTAGCGCGGGAACAGGGGCGGGCGCCGGCGGCCCGCCGAGCCCGCTCGCCACGAACTCGGCCAGGTCAGCGTCGTCCAGGTCGGGCAGGTTGTAGAACGTGTTCCGCACCTCGTTGGGTGTGCGGATCCGGTCCCGGATCTGCTGGCCGAGCATCGTCGACAACGCGGCCGGGTCCATCTGCAGCAGCTGCTCGACCGCGAACTCGCAGTGCCGAGGCTTCGCCATGAACCCGTTGGAGAATGCGTTGCGGCGCCGCTTGAGCGTCGGGCCGAGGTGCACGATCAGCAGCTGCAGGAACCGCTGCGTGATGTTCGCGTAGGTGATCGAAGCGCCCGGCGCGGACGCCGCACCGATCAGGTCCGCCGGCACGTCAAAGAACCGGGCGATATCCGCCGAGCTGGCTTGCATCGAGGCGAGCCAGATCTGATCGTTCGACTCGGCGACGACGGGCGAAAATTCCCAGTCCATGCCGGTGACGAACACGTCGCCCCCGCCTTGCATGGCGGATTTGAACCGGTCCTTGATCAGCCGCGCCTCGTCCGCCGGGAGTTTCTTGGCCGTGTTCTTGAGGTGCCCGGCAGGGACGGCGTTGTTCGTGTACCAGCTGATGGAGAAATCCTGCGCGCTCTTGTACTGCGAGATCGTCATCGCGGCATGACTGAGCGGGGACAGGCCAACCGGTACGCCGGCCACCGTGTACTGCCGCTCGTGCCACACCTCGTCGCGCGGGTACTCGCGCTGACCGATGCGGTAGGTGACCGTGCCATCCTTCGCCAGCTTCACTCGCACGTCGGCGGCCGGTACAAGGTCGATCCGCATCGGGAACCCCAGCGCGTCGCGTGCCTTGATCAGTCCGAACGTGTTGCCGTAGCGGTCCAGGTCGACCTGCGAGGAATACAGGAACTCGGGAAAGTATATCCCGGGTGATGGCTGCACCATTACCGGCGGCAAATTAATTGGAATCTGCAACGTGTCACCGTTGCTATCCTTCTTTTCTCGGAAACAATGCACGTCGAGCGAGGAAAGCAAATTCGCTCGCACGCGCAGCGACGCCCACACCGCCGAGTGCCGCATCGCGTCGCTCTCCGTGACAGGCTGCGCACCGTTGCCCATCGAACGCGGCACGTACCCGGCGAACTGGTCGAGCGTCACGCTGCGCCGGGCGCCGCGGACGAGATCCCGTAGCGTCACTTCGCGGCGCTCAGAACCCAGCTGATGCCGACGAGGAATAGCGCGGTGGCCAGCAGTCCGCCGGCCACCGTGAGCACATACAGCAGCGCCGTGCCGACCAGCCAGCAACCAGCGGCCGCGGCCTCGATCAGCGTCGTCGCCAGCTTCACAGGAAGCTATCCTCCGTCCGATACCATTCGTCCGGTACCTGCCTATGTGTCCACAATGCATATACCGCTACCTGCAGCGGGCAGAGATCGAACTTGCTCGGCCCGCTCTCAAATATAAAGGCGTTCTCCCCAACAAACCTACGCACCGCCGATTCGAGCGCGGTTGTGATTTCCGCCTGAGCGCGATGCACGAGCCGCGGCGCCTCGTCGGCGGGCCGGTCGAGGCTGACCGCTGCGTCATAGAATCCGCCCGCTGCGTGCGCCTTGCTCATTGCCGGAACCCGCTTCACCGTGAACTCGGCCGCCTCGAGGTCGGCGATCAGCGAGCCGGCCGGCGACGCCGGGTCGAGCCCGACCACGTTCTCATCCTTGCCGCGCCGCGCCTGTAGCTCCGTCAGGAACGGCACGATCCATCCGGTCCCGTCGCAGCGGTAGGCGATGAGTGCGACCAGGTCACGCCCGTCAGCGGTCGAGCCGGCGCCGCCGATGGCAGCCCACGAACGATCTTCGCTGACCGCGACAGACCAGACCGCGCGACCGGCGAAGTCGGCGGACGGGTCCGCGCATCGCGCCCAGTCGTCGGGCGGAATGATCTGCACATGCGCCGAATCACCCGGCCACCTATTCCCATAGGCGCGCTCGAATTCACCCGGCTTCGCAGACAAACCCTCGAAGTCCGCTTGAATTGTGTCGACCGACTGTGTATATCCAATGGCCGGCATGAATGTCGCCCACATATCAGGGTCGCTCAGGTCGATATCATCGGCAGCTGAATACTCGAAATAGGCGACGCCGTTGCGCTGCCCGGCCTCGGCGCGCGAACGGCCATCCTGCACCTTCGCCCACAAATACGACGGTATTCTTTCGCCCGTCTCATCATGCAATTTCGGGCGCCCGTGCGGGGTTAATTCCCATTTCGACGGGCCCGCGGTCGAGACGATCCCGAGCTGCGCGTGCGGGACTGTCACGGTGGCCGGGCGCATCGCCTGCTCGACCTCCCAGCCGATGGCGAACGCCTCGTCACCCACCCATTCATCAAGCGTGCCACCATGGCCCGCCTTGTCCGTGACCGCGTCAATGGCGTGAATGCTGCCATTCTTCCACGTTATTCTTTCCTCCCCGCCCGCCCTGGTCAGATCAAACATTCCGCCGAATACATCGGACCTTTGCAATAGCGGAATTTGATCCTGTAGGAATTTCTTTCGGGCATCCTTGCGCGTCTGCGCCGTGTAGACCACCCTGCGCAATGGGCCGAGCAGACAGGTTGTGATCATCTTCGGCAGGATCAGCTGCGTCTTGCCGGACTGCCGCGGCACGGTCAACCGCCACTCGCGGTAGTACGGGTTGCCAGTCGCAGGGTCATACTCGCCGACCACGTCCGCCACCATCCGCTGCCACGGCATGAGCGGCTTCCCCAGGTGCTCGGCGACCACGGCCACCCGGGCGCCCCTCGTGGGCCGGCTCGGCGTGCGAGGCGTCGCCCAGCGGGGCTGCGCCTCAACCCGCCGCTTGACCAGCGCCGTCAACGCTGCTCGTCCCGATACCGCTCAGCAGCGGCGCGCAGCTCGGGCAGCTTGAACTCGAGCAGGCCAGTGAACGCGCAGAGCAGGCGATCGGCAGCGGGCTGCATAGCCTCGCGGAACGCCGCATCGATGCGCGGGTCGCTGCTCACTCGGCCCGCTCCCAATCCGCCATGAACCGATCCCGCGGCGACTCAACCACGCCCGCCGGCCCCGACTGCTCAACCACCGGACACTGCGAACGGAGATCATCCATCAGGCGTTTGATCGTGTTCGCCGCCGACGCCAGGTTCGCAGCCTCACCCCGATCGATCTCATGGGCAAGCCGCATGATCATTGCAACCAACAATGGATTCCGCTCATTCGCCCCGTCGATCTTCGCTATTTCCGCGAGCGCATTCTTTCCGATAATGCCGGGCGGGTATTGCGTCTCCACCGATATTGATTTGGCCGCCGGCTTCGGCTTGTCGATATCGGGGACCGCGGCCAATTTGCCCATGCCGGCCTTTTTTGCTTTCACCCGGGCGCGGTATTCCACCATGTACGCCGCATTAATTGCGAGCCGCTCAGGACATTTACAATTCGAGCAGCATTTCTGCTTTCCGGTGGTATGCCTC